CAGCGCAATAGAGAGATCGGCGAGAGGAAGAGTCGCGATACTGCTCTCTCAGAGCGAGCTGGGCGTCAGGAGTTATTCAGAGATATCCGAAATAGGAAGCGAGCTCAGCGGCGAAAACGCAGACATAGTTAAAATGGCGTTTTATAAGGGAGCGGCAAAGGTTACGGCTGCAAATTCGGGGAGCAATACTGCTGCGGCTCTTAATAGTATTGCGAACTTGGATTGGGATTGGCTTTGCATGCCCGGTGCGTCGGACGAAGATAACGCGGCGATAGTAACATGGATAAAGGCGCAGAGAGCGGAGGGAAAGCCGTTTAAAGCAGTCGTAGGAGGCGGAAGCTCGCCGAACTGCGAGGGCGTTGTAAATTTTACGACGGGGAATATAAAGTCAAATCTGCTCGGGAGTGAAAAAAGCTATTCGGCAAAGACGTATTCTCCGGCAATAGCAGGGCTTTTGGCGGGTATGGCGCTGGATCGTTCGGCTACGGGATATGAACTGGAGGACGTTTCGGCTGCGGATGAGAGTGCGGACGCCGACGCGGATATAAACGCAGGAAAACTTATATTAACTTACAACGGGGAGAGTTACGAAATAGCCCGCGCGGTTACGTCGCTGACAGACGCCGCCGCACCGTCTCTTTTCAAAAAAATAAAGCATGTGGAAGGCTGCGACCTCATTCGGCGGGATATGGCCGAGATATTCCGCAGCTTGTACAAGGGCAAAAGAGTGAACAGCTATGCAAATAAGCAGTCTCTGAATGCGGATTTCATTGCTTATTTTGCCGGATTGGAGGGCAGCGTGCTTTCTCCTGATTATGAGAACAGCGCTTCTGTGGATATTGAGGCGCAGAAAACGTATCTGAGCGGACTGGGTATAGACACGGCAGAAATGAGCGACATAGAGATAGCTAAATCGGATACGGACGAGAGAGTTTATGTCAAAGTAAACATACAGCTTTTGGACGCTATGGAGGACGTGTATATCAGCGTCATGCTTAACTGAAAAAAGGAGTGATATTATGGCCAAGTTTGTAGAAGGGAAAAAGAGGCTGAACGGCTCGTTCGGATACCTGCAAATAAACGGAGAGGATTGGGGCGAGGTAAGCGGAGTGAGCATCAACGTGAATGTGGAATACACGGACGTTCAGCGAGGCATGGATTTAGACGCTAAGATGACCGGGAGAGCAGGGTACGGAAGCATAGAGGCGGTGAAGGCTTATTCGCGCGCCGCGGATATAGTAGAAAGCATAAAAAAGGGCAAGGAATATGTCGTGAGAATCGTAGCATGGGTGGAGGATCCGGACGCCGAGGGCGGACAGATAGAGAGAGTTGCCGTGAATAACGTGAAGTTTACAAATCTGGACGTGCTCAGCTTTACGCATGGGAGGCTCATTTCAACAAAGATGTCGTTCAGATTTACGCCGAGCGATCTGACATATTTGGACAAAGTGGAGGCGGAATGAATCTTTCTGAATTAGTTAAAAAATGTGACGAGCTGCTGACGAAGCCGGTGGCTGTAAATAGTCAAAAATTCGAAATAAGCGGCATGGAGCTGAACTTGAATGGACTGAATGCGGAGGAATGGAACAGCGTGTTTACTGCGCCGATACCGCGTGAGCATCAGGTCAATCGTGCAATATACTGCGCGTGTCCGGAGCTGAGAGAGGCGGCGGAAGAGCTGGTACGTCAGGAGAAAATAGCGGATTACCCTGATATTGCGGATATGTTCACGGAAAGAGAAAAGCAGATATTAATAGACCGAATAACTGCGCTTTCAGGTCAGGGAGTCAGGTTAAAGTTTTCTCCGGAGGTATATGCAGTAAAAAAATTATAGGCGGGCATCCTGCCGCCCGCTTGTATTCGTATTATTTGGAGAGAGGAATACCGCATTTTGTTATAGACGCCTTGAACGATTATGAGCGGAGCTTTTACATAGCGAATATGCTTTACAGAGAGGAGAAAAATGGGCGTTAGCATAAATTGGGAAAAAATATGGCAGGAGGAAATTGAAGCAGATTCGGCCGAGGCGGAGGCGGAAGCAGATGAGCACGTTCAGACAGAGACCGATATGTCCAACGCAAAGTCGGAAAAAGACGAGGAGAGCTCGGAGGAAGAGAGAAGAGAACGCGGATACAAGGCTCTGGAAATGATATACAGCCAGAAAGTAATTCGAGAAGCGGAGCAAAATTTGCAAATGCGGGGAGGAAGCAGCGATGTGGATATAGACGAGATTGCGGAACGGCTGCTCGACAAGCTGGAGAGAGTCAACGCTGCGATGGAATAGCAGAATAGTAACGGAGAGGAAAAAGTATGAAAAACACGCGAAGCATTGCGCTGTCGTACGGGAGCGAGCGGATAGTGCTGGACGTCAACCCAAAGAGACTATCCGTAAGCTATCCGCAGATAGTGCGAAAATACAGCTTGATGGACGGAGAATATGCGGAGGTAGGAGGTCAGGCGCTGCGCACTGCGAATATCGAGACGTTTTTGCCGTCGGATAAATCGTCCATGAGGCGTCAGGCTCTCTCTCAGCAAACAGTGATAAGCACTTTTTACGATTGGAAAAAGAACAAAAGAAAAGTGCGCATGGTCGTCAGCGGCATGGAGAACGGTACGTATTACATTACTAATCTTACGACGACGGCGGTGGAGGGAGACGAGGACATATACATTCGCTTGGAGTTGATAGAGTGCCGCGATATATAGGAGGAAACGTGAAGCTTATAATAAACGGCAAAGAAGATGAAATGAAAAGGGCGGAGGAGGTCGTCTGGTCCGGAGATATAGAGCTGGCGGCGAGAAGCGTAAATGTGAGACTCATGCCCGGAGAGGCCGTAAGCATAGGTGACATAGTAGAGCTTACAGAAGGCAAGAGCAAGCTTTTTACAGGGAAAATAATATATGCGGAAAGAACACAGTACGGCTGTGCTTTTGAGGCAGTGGACAACGGAATATATCTGGCGAGGAATTATATCAGCAGACAATACTACGCCAGGCCGCAGGAGATAGCGCGCAGAGTGCTGAACGATCTGGGGCTCAGCGCAGGCAGCATAGCCGTCAGGAGCGGAAGAGAAAATGTGATAAGCGTCGGAGATATGACGGCTTTTGCAGTTTTAAGAAAGGCCTACGATGGAGACGGGGCGAGATCGTATGTGATACGCAGTGAGAACGGGAAAATCTGCATAAGAAAAATAAGCACAAAAGATGCACCGACGCTTCAAAAGCAGATAATATCTGCTAAAAAGACGGATTCAATTGAAAACATGGTAAACAGAGTTGTCATATTAGACAGGCAGACGAGAAGACCTCGCGGCTATGTGCAAAACGCATCGGACAGAGCGAAATACGGAACATTTACACGTACATATACGGAGGTCAGCACCAAGAGCAGCAGTACGGAGGCTGCCAAAAAGCTGCGCAGCATGGAAAAGACGGCCAAGCTGTCAGCTTTGGACAATACAAGCTGCATAGCGGGGGAGGCGGTCATTGTGAAAAGGAGCGAAGCGGGACTGAACGGCGTATATGTCATAGGTGCGGACAAGCATATATATACGCCCGAACAAAGGATTATGGTATTGCAGTTGATTCGATAAAGCAGGAGGAGGAGATGGACGCATATAAAGGATTGTTAGCTCTGATGAGAGCGCAGGTCTCGTGCGCAGACAATGTGTATCGTGGGACCGTAGAGGAGACGTTGCCGATAAAAATCCGAGTCAGAGGAGTGACAATTTCACATGGGATTTGGGTTTCGCCTGATCTGACAGCGACAGATGAACCGCCTGCCGTCTCTGAGGAAGACGGAGCGTTATATCAAACTGTGCAATATCTGAAAGGGGAATGTGAACGAAAAAGGCTCCGGGTCGGAGATTCCGTTGCGGTCAAAATAAACGAAGGCGAGGAGTGTCTGGTGTTGTGTAAGCTGGAGGAGGCGTGATATGTATTTTCAATCGTCAGAGACAGAAAAAGCAAGCGAAACAGAGCTGCTGAGTGATTGGGCTGTAGATTTCGAAAGTAAAAAGATGAAATTGAGGGGAGGGAGACAATATAAAGTTTATGGGTTGGAGGCGTTGAAAATATGGATACACAAGCAGCTGCTTACGCAGAAAGGCGTGTTTACTGCGTACAGTGAAAGCATGGGAAGCGATATACGAGAGCTGCGAGGCATAGCAGAGACAGATCTTCTGTATGATGAGCTGGAAAGGGTCATAACAGAATGTCTTATCAAAAGCAGTTATATAAAGAGCTTGAGCGAGTTTGAATTTTCCCGAGACGGAAGTGAGGTGCGGGTGAGCTTTGCGGTTCAAAGTGT